TAGATTTCATTAAAAATCTCCGTCATCATCATCCCCATCTTCATCCTCATCTTCCACGGGTTGCTCACTCGCAATTTGTTTATCAATTTCTTTTATTTGTTCATTAGTCTGCTGTAATATATTTTTTCTCAAATACTCAACAGAAACATATTTACCTGCATATTCCTCAGCCATTGATAACAACTCAAAACGATCTCTCAACATTTCAGAGTTTTTCAACTCCATAAAATGAGAATCTTTAGCCCACACATATCTAATACGATCTTTAATAGTAAACCAATCTTCTTCTTTAATAATACCTTTAAGAATTAATTGGACTCTAAGTAACTCTGTAAATAATCCAGAAAATCTATGTCGTAAACGATCAACAAACTTTCCAAACTTTACTTCATCTCTTGTAATCTCAGAAGCTCTTCCAAGATTAAAAGTTGTAGAATCTGCACCTTCAATTCGTGTTATTGGAACATTCAAAGACTTGTATAGTTTCTTTCTAAAATATTCTATGTCATCTGTTTCACCAAGATTCTGTCCGCCAGGAAGTGTAGTAATTTCAGTACCACGACCACCTTCTCGTCTTGGCAACCAAAAATCTTCCAACATCGAAAGATGTTTCCGTTGATCCTCTACTTCTCCCGTTGATGCGTTATAAATCATTTTCTGTTTATAACGATTCATTACTTGTTGTAAGTACTGCTCTGCTTTCAACTTCGGAAGATTACCAACATCAATATAAAATATTCTTCGTTCTGGAGCTCTTGCTAATCTATAGATAACAAGTGCATCTTCAATCATCCGTAATTGATTCCACGGTTTAATTGCTTTAAATAAATAACCAACAATAATTTGTTTTACTGTGTCAATTAATCCAGAGTGAACATATGAGATTGCGTCGGGTGCAACCTGAACAGATCCGAACTGGCCAGCTGCTCCTTGTTGCCATGAACCCATATTCATAGCATCGGGTGTATAAACATAATATTCTTGAACATTTTCTACTACTTCAATACCATCCTTTTTAGATTTTTGAACTTCTCTTATCTTTTCAATATTTAAAGGATCAATTGGAATTAACTCTTTAATACCATCTTTCGGTCTGGTAGTATCAATAACTATATGATGATACAACCTTGCATCAATATACCACTTTCTAAATAAATCTGCACCATTTAAATTAAAATCAAGCAAATCAAGTATAGTAGAAAACTCAGTATGCATCTTATCTTTGATAGCATCAGTATATTCTAATGATCCCAAGTCAAGTGCTATTGCTGGTTGTCCTTCTTCTTGAATAATTGCATCATTAACAATATCTTCTACAGCTCCATCAACTTCTTGAGAAAAACTCATTTCACGATATTTTTGAACTAAAACCTTTTCATTCTTAGCATCTGCATCTGTATTTAGATAATGCCCTAAAATTCCTCCACCATCAACTACTGTAGTTGCACCATCAGTATTCTCTGGTGTTACAAAAGTTTTGCCCTTCTTGCCTTTTTTAGATTTTATTTCAAAACCAAATAATTCAATTGCCATATAAGATACCTTTTTTTAAAAAATCAATAACATTGGGGGTGAGAAACTCACCCCCAATAATTCATAATTATTTTGGAAAGTTAACTCCCAAACTACCTAATGCACCTGAAACAGAACCAGAAATACCACTTGATCCAACATTGATATTCCATTCAGTTGAATCCGATCCACCAGATGTGAAATTACTTCCACCGCTTTTCGGTACCCAATAATTAACGGCAAATGTTACACCATATTCTTCAACTGCATCATTAGTTTCCCACGCAACTTCAATAGCTGCAACTTCTGTAGGATAAATTTCTAATGCGTATGTTGAAATAGCTGTGCCATCTCGTCTTAGTTGTGTAACAGTTCCCTGTCCATATATATCATTATGAGCAGTTGAATGTTGTATGTTAGCACCATGATTTTGAATCTTGGCCATCCACCCTTCAAACGTATGCCTCATTGCCATATCAATGTCATTAAATACTGTAATACTCCAATCTCCATATGAACGATCACCAGGAACTTTTAATTGGCGACCTAAAAATCCCACATCAATATTTCCGATTGTCGAGGCAGGCATTGATGTGCCTTTACAATGAAAAGAAAATTCACGGGATAATTGTCCAACTGCACCCGGAATTGTTATATTACAGGCAAATAGATTGGGTCGAACCCCACCTCTAAACTTACTACTAAAATCTGAAATTGTTGCCATGTTATTGCTCCTTTAAGTTTGTATAGTATTTATAAGATTAACCACCGATTTCTGAGAAAGAAACATCAGTTCGTGCGGCAATAAAGTTTAATTGGATATAATTGATAGACCTTGATGGTTTAATATAAATATCACCAACAAAATTGTTTGTATCAATTACTTGTCCAGTATTATTAGAACTATCACATACTACCTTAAAGTCAGTAATACCACGCCTTCCTTGCACATCTCGCAAGAATGGTGAAACCATATTTACAAACTGAGCTCTTGTAAATTCATCATTAAATTCAAACAACATAGCCTTTGATGCTTTAGAAATTGCTTTCTCCAAAACAATAAATAATCTTCGTACATTGATTCGATCAAATGCACTTGGAATTGTTTGCATTGTCTTGTCACCCCAAAGAACTACCCCAGAACCGGTCATAGTAATAATCGGATTAATACTTATAGGATACATTGTGTCACGGTTTGCTTTAGTTGCTTCCCAAGAAAGTTTAACAATGTTCTTAATAGTACCCCGAGTTAATCCTGCAGGTGACCACCAAGCATCATTAGTATAATCTGTTCTTGCACATAGTCCTGCCATGTCACCATTCATCGGAACATACATAAATACATCTCGATATCGGTCATACTGATATTTCCATGCACTATCCATTACTGCATAACTGGAAGAACCAAGAGCAGTATTATCTGTGGTAAGTGCTGTAACTTCAGAACCTGGATTGTTAACAACAGAACCTAGTGCTGGTGATACAAATGCCATACAATCTTTTCGTGTAGCAGCTACATTATCTATAATCCAACGACCTGTTACAGTAGAGGATGCTCCACCCAACAATAAAGTGATATCAATAACTTCTGGTGTTTGATACAATGCAAAACTTGCTTGAAGCAATGCATCTGTTTGTACATCATCAGAAACACCAAGAGTCATTGAACCACCTGGTACTGATTCAGAAGCAGTTGCACTATTAAACTCTTTAAAAGTTGTGCCAGCCTTTGCGTCACCAGCATCTCCACCTGCACCAGTTGAATTAGCAGTAAATTGTGTTACTAATCCAACATATGCATATTTAGATTCATTACGCATAACATCTACAACATAATTACTTGCACCATCAACTTTCTTTGCATCGGATGCTTTACTTACGAAAGCATGTTTCTCTAAAATATACCCAGGTGTTCCTGTCCAAAGTCCATCTTCATCAATAACAATAACGTGCATCTCATCACTAGAACCACCAGCATTACCAACATCAGTTGATGTGCCAGGAGCTCTATCAAAGTTTGCAATAAAGTCTGCATTGACTGTGGCATCTGCCCAACCATTAGCATCTATTGCTGTTACTTTTAAACTATTACCTAATACGCCAGGATACTTTGCAACAAATGCTTGATCGGTAAATGTAATTTGGTCATATGCACCTTTGTTATTTACAGTAATTGCTGTTCCTACTGTACTATCTCCAACAACAGCATTTTTTGCAGCCGCACCTACATTCCTAACAACCCACAAGTTGTTTGCATATGCAAGATAGTTAGCTGCAGTCCAAAACCATTTATATGTATCTGCATTTGGTTTACCAAAAACATCAACTAAATCATTTTCAGTTGATATCTGTGTTCTTTCTAAAACAGGACCCCATTGGAATCCACCCGCACATGCACCAATCGTTGTTGCGACGTTTGGTACAACGGTTGTTAAATCTTGTTCGGAAATATTTATTCCCGGTGATACTTGAAAAGCCATTTGATTTCTCCTTTACATTCTTAATATTGATATAGATTTTACTTGTTAAACGTATCAACCTTTTCCCACATACCACCATCGGGCATTGATTCATACTTATCATCCAATCCATCATCAATAATACCGAAAGGGATTGTCATATCATCAATAGCATCCATTTTAGTTTCTCTCTCTCTTCCTC